AAGCTTCATATATTTTTTCTAAAGATGTATTTAAATAACCACCCTGACTAAAATTAATGTTGTAATTATCAGCAATTTCGTTTGTATATAAACCTAAATTAGCATAAAAGTGTGACCAAACATTTGTTTTAAAGTTTACGTCTGTAGAAGATGGTATATATGTCCACTCTATTTTATCACCAGGTATAGCGTAAAAATAATTACTTTCCTCTATTGTGTTTTCTAGATTGACACTTTCTGTCGATACTAATGAACTCATTTTATTTTTTTTTAGTTTCTTGTTATCACACTAGGTGAATTATTATTATTATTTATAACAACTCTATTATTATCAACATTACCCACAATAAAACTACCAGGTCTCAATCCAATATCGTTAACTGATAAAGGAATAAAGTCTGCCATTTGGAAATTTATTGTCTGTACCCTATCATTAGTTTTATAGTAAAGGTCTACAGAAGTTGGTGAAAGGAAAGCGTTATAACTTGAATTACTGTTATTTTCTAATTTGTCCTTAAATCTATTTCTGTTAAGAAAGTCTGTATTATTTCTATAGTATATAGTTGTCATGATTAGTTAGTTATTAAAATATTATCGTAACCTAATGTGGTTGCGTTAGGGTCGTAAACAAAATTATAACTTATATTACCACCTATAACGTCTAACCCACCTGTTTCAGGTATTCTTAATCTAAGGTTAATAGGTAGTTCCCATTTATCGAAAGAAGTTTCCTCAAAATAAAACTCTATATGATTTTTAGCTTTTTCAATCATACCTTTTATTAATGATTGTCCTTTTGTGTTAACATAACCCCATATGGCCTGCCCCATAAAACCATTTATATCTAATGTTCTAAAATTATTGGGTTCATTTAAATAATATAAGTCTGTTGGGTTTGACCCTATAATCACAGCTGGTGTAATTTCTTTATAATTATCAGTGTTGGTTATTGTTTCTAAACCAACAAAATTAGTTTTACCATTCACTACGTACCCAAATTGTGGTGGGTTGAATGTAACGTAAGAGTTATGACCTTCTAGGTAGTAACTGCCTTCAATATTCACACCAAAACCTAATAATAAACTTGTGTAAAATCTATCGAAAGACCTATCTACTTGTGTTCTTTGTTCACCTTTGTATTGGATGTATTTACTATTAAATTTTAAATAGTTTTCTCTATCTTTATTGGTGACAAAGTCATATAAAGGAACGAACCTACTTGTAGTATCTATATTTGACCATGTCTTATCAACGAAATTTTGTTCTTGTTTGTTTAAATAAACACCTTGTATTATTTTTAAACTTGTCTCCAGTGATTCTGTATAAGCTGTTGTTGATGAAACACCTTCTAACCAATTAAAATACTCATGTAGATTAATAGTTACGTTTAGATTAGATTTAGTATAGTCTTGGGTGCCACAATTTGATTTATAGTAATTAACTAACCATCTTTGTTGTGTCCTATCAATAGTTGTTTCTGTTGGGGGAGATACTTGAGCTGTTGTTGGTACTGCGTCTACACAAGATTTTCTAGCTGTAAATAAAGCTTTAGAACCAGTTATGTTCATTATGTCGTTTAAATTAGGGTCAGTTTCTACATAATAGATTTCGTTCATATCGGATAAACTAAAATATTTAAAACTTTGTTCAGCTCCAATAGACATTAATCTACGTAGACCATAATTAGTTAATTTTAAATTTACATTATTTGCCATTATTTTATGTTGTTTTGTATCTAGGTTCTTTTTGTGTTGTAGAACTTTTATGACTACCTGTTATTTCTAATATTCCTTGTGGCTCTACACATAAGTGATATATAATGTCATCATCAGAAAAACTAAAGTATCTAAAAGTATCTTTAAATCCTTTTGATAAAAATTTAGTTTTACCGTAAGGTGTTAAAATTAATTTAACCTCATTTGTATCTTTAGATAGGAACCCCATTATAAATCAAAAGCTATTTCAATTATCACAGTCGTTGTGTTATTTTTTTCTATCGGTAAATTCATTTTACCTATAGCAACTAAATCACCACCAGTACTATATATACCAACTTCAGATATATGTGGGTTTTGACCACTATTTACCCATGTTGGGTTTGTTGTTGTATTAAATTGTGTTGGTGGTACTACTATTTGGAATTTTGTTCTCCATTTTTTCGACACACCAGCTGATTCAAAGTTACCAAAGAAAAAGTTTTCGTCACCAAATTGTAGTAAATTAGGTTCTAAAGTTGTTGGTATATTTATGTAATCGTGTAAAAGATAATTAGTTCCGTTTAAGTACTTATTTTTTGTAATAGTAAAAGTTGTGTTTTCTAAGTTTAATGGGTTAATTGTAGACCCAGTAGTATGATTAGTTATCTCATTAGTAAAGTCCATTATTTTCCAACCGTCTGAAGTTGGTTTTTCACCCGTACTAACTCTTTGTGCTATTATCTTGAATTTGTCAGCTTCAAATCCTGTACCACCACTAATTGACATATAAGACAATTCTGATGTTGGGAATGTGATTTGTACATCTTTTTTAGCGTTATCAGGACATTCTTCTTCTGTTAATAGAACACATGTATAATCTTGTGTGTGAATACCTGTTGTATAACCTGATGTACTTTCTAGTAGATAAGTTACGTATAGTTCTTGAGTCTGACCCATTAAACCATCTGTAACTGTTTGTAAACCATAACCTAGTGTTGGTAGTGTCCAATTCCTGTTTGATTTATAAGATAAAGCTGCAACAACCTCTTGGTCGTCTATAGTTACTACTTGTTGGTCCGGGAATATTCTACCTATAACATTGTTTTGTTCGTCAGCTAAATCAAAATACCTTACCTCTGTAGTAACACCACTTATTGTAACATATTTTTCTGTACTTATACCAGAAAAAGATTGTCCAATCATATCTGCTGTACCTGAACCTGAGAAAGCTCTTTTATGCCACATTAATGTGGGTAAGTTAACTATTGGTGATGCTGGTACCGTAGTATCTATATATAATGATTGTCCGTAATTTTTTTCTGATTGGTTATTACAAGTTTGTTCGTTTGTGTAGTGAATTATAGCTATAGACCTATAGTCATTACAATTACTAGTTATTTCAGATGTGTATCCAAAATATTCTTTTGAACCAATAAAGTTTTCAGAACCATAACTAGGAAATGTTTCATAAGTACCTAGACCATCAGAAACACCAGCCATATCATAAGACCAAACATTGTTTTGGTTCCATACAGTACCACCACTATAAATACTACTTGAATCAAAAGTTCTACCACTAGGATAAAAAGCTGCCCAACATTCATTACCTCCAGCGTAACTTGGGAAATACGCGAAATCTCTATCTAACTCTACATTTAAATCATTTCCAGCTAAAGTTCCTGAAGTACCTTGTACCTTATACCATAAGTAAGGTACTGGTAAGTCTTCCTCAATAACAGTATTTGTTTGTGTAGCACTTATCTCATCGTTACTCATTTTAACCAACATAAAATCACCATAGGTTGGTTCGTATACATTTGAACCGTATGTTGATGATTGTCTAACAGGTACAAACTCTGTAGAACCTGTTAAACTACCTAAAGGAATCATTGTATCCGATTGTACTGAGTAGTTGGTTGTGTAGGCCGTGTAGACTGTAGAACCTGTTTGTGTTTTAAAAAAACCTAATTCAGGTGATTGTGATACTGTAGATAACTCTAAAGCGGTAACAGTTGTTAACCCAACCCCAGCTTGTGATGCTGGTGTAGTTGTTAAAGGTAGTAGAAATGTTTTCATTTCAGGCTGTTCGGCCTTTGCTCTAAGAATATTTTCTAGTGTAACATCATATGTAGCACCTAAAGTACTATAATCTATTTCAGAGTCACCTAATTTAAAAGAATTAAATGTTAAAGCTCCATTGGCCAGTAATTGTCTACCTCTATCTGTAAGTCTAGCACTTACAACAATATCAGAATTTTTATCTATATAACTCACGTTTTATGTTTTTTTTATAAATATCAATAACATTGATTTATTTTTTTTTATACTAAATATTTCTTTCTATATTTGTTAATTGCTGTTTTACCTGGTATTAAACCAAAATAAAAATATGGCATATTAGTTTTAACATCTATATAAGGGTTTGTGTAATAATTAACGTTACCCACACTATAGGTGGAGTTGGGTATGTTAGGGTTATACCTATCCTCTAATAATGTATCAATAGCAAACGGACCATTAACACCATCAGGGTCAAAATTTGTGAAACTACCTGTAACATCCCAAACAGATGGGTTATCTGTATCATAACCACCAGTAGGGATTTCTACTGGTATTGTAACCACTGTGTTATGTTCTTTAGATACTTCACTTATAGGGTCTCTATATTCTTGTTCTAATTCCCTTTCATGACATTGTGGGTTACCTGCATTAGTAAACAATTTGTCTAAATTACAATTTGTTTGTCTTAATAAATAAATAAAGACATCTTTTGGGTCTTCAAATGAGGACTCATCTAATTTTTTAGTTGTTTCTTGTCTGTCAAAACCACTTTCACCTCCCGTACCTATTTTAATTACTTGTGGTGGGTTTATACCTGAAGCTGCTGTTGGTATGTTGTATGGACTTAGTTCACCTAAGTTATCACCTGTATATGGGTTTATTTTATCACCTAATCTTAAATCATTTATATTACAATCAAATACTGTATTTCCTGCGGTATTTTCACTATTAGTACTTATACAATTTTTAATTTCATTAAAAACATCATCACACATTTCTATTCTACCTACACTAACTATTTTTGTAGATGATACCCAATTACAATAAAGGTATTCTTTGGAGTCGTTAGCTCCGTTTGGTAGTCCTGGTGTGTTTAGGGGTACCCTTATCTGTGGTGTCCCTGAATCAACTCCCCCCACATAATTTCTATCGTCAGGGTTATCTGAAGGACCTAAAATTAAACACCTACCATCGTTACAAGTATTCTGTAAGTATTTAGCTTCTTCATCACCAACAAAAAAACTTGAAAATGCATTGTATCCAGCGTAATTATCACCACCTATATTTGTACTTCCAGGTCCACAAAATTTATTCTTAATTGTACCATCGTTTTTAATTTTGGTTTTACTTTTGAATTGGAATAGATAAGCTGAACCATTTAACCACGCATCAAAGAAAGTAAATTTTATTGCTTTATTTTCTTTAGCTGACTCATATATAGAACAACACTTCCAATTTTCTAGTTGGTTTAACGATACACAATTTGTTTCGTTTGGTACGAAAAAATTAAAACTTAAACAAGCACCCGTATCACAATCGGTTCCATTATCTTTAGGACAACAAGGTTCATTACCAGTATTATTACCTGTTATTACGGGGTTACCATTACAAGTACAAGATTCTAACCCACCACAATATGGGTCTATAGTATAAACATCATCACCACATTCTAATAATATATTAGGGGCTAAAAAATCAGCTAAAAATCTAAATGGTGCAAAATTAGCTAGTTGTCTACATTTTCCATCATTAGTAAATCTTAAATAAGAACATATCCTTAAGTTACCTAAAATGATAATTATTTTATAGAAAAAAGATATTAAATTTATTACTAATTTCTGTATGAAAAAAGCGAAACTAGCTTTTTTCATTGCTGTAGTAAAAGGAAAGTAATTATTATAATCACATTCATCACAACCTTTTAGACCAATAAAACTAAATCTATTAGAACCTCTTTTATATTTTTTAATGAACTGTGACAATGTGTATACTTGTTTCCACTCAAATGTGTGAAAATCTAAATCTAAATCACTACTAACTGTTTTTGGTAATGGATTGTTTGGGTCTTGTACTACTGGGGTAACGTTGGGGTTGTTAATAATATCTAGGGGGTCTCCGCCAGGGATATTCGCCTGATTAGCATCGTCATATTGTGATATATCGGTAGTCCATCTTTGTTGTTCTGTTCCAAGTGTCCCCCCGTGAAATTTATGTAAAGATGGTACTATTAAACTTGCTGTAGTAAATTTTCTTCTTAAAGAAGGTTCGTTAAATTTTATTTTAAATCTATACTTACCTTTTGTTGCAATACCAACACCGGGTTCTGATGAGGGTATTAAGTTACCAAACTCATCTGTGATAACTCTATCATAATACATAGGTAAATTAAAAGTATAAGTTCCGTCATCATCTATAACATCTTTACCCGCTCTAGTAGTAAAACTTTCTATACCAGTTGGTCTTTCTAAATCATCATAAACAACTCTTAGTATGTCTATGGAACCTGCCCTAGTAGTTAACTCACATTGTTCACCAGCGTCATTTTTTGGGTTACATCTTTTATTTAAAGAATTTTTTTTAGTATCAGTAAAAATAGAACCCATAAAAATAGATGATGGGACTATTTCAACACCCGTATCAAAATCGGTCCTGGTAATACCAAACTCACATTTATCTGTGTCACCCCAAAACGGTACTATATTAGCACTTTTACTTTGTGCTTTTAATTGTGGTAGTTCATCTAAATTTTCTGAAGACCTAAATCTAGTAAAACCATCAAATAGTTCTTTGGGTAAACCTTGTTCAATTAAATCATAAGGTCTTAAAGATATTGAACCTATATCACTTAGGTCTACATCTATATGTACTGTCTGTTGTCCTGTTGGTACACCGAAAAGAATGTAATCACCAGCTTCATTTGTACGAGTAGTGTATTTATAATATTTTTCAAATATTTCTAGTTGAATGTCGTTATTTAAAACGTCTTCTTTTGTTGGGAAGGTTCCTACTGGGGTGTTTAAATCACAAGTTGCTTCAGATAGTAATAAGTTATATCTATAACCTTCATCATTTTTAGTTGTGACATCTCTAAATGGGTATAGTTGTTCAATTAACCCATTTCTCTCACCCTCATCTGTAACAGGAATAAAAATAGATACTTTAGCGTTTGGTACGCCGAAGCCTTTATTAGCTATAACCCTACCAACCAAAACACCATAGTCAGCACAAAAGGTGTTGTATAAATCTTCTTGGGATATCTTTAAACTTAGTATTTCTAAAAAATCAAAGTCTTGGTTCAACTCTACCATTAAATTTTTATCGCCTAAGTCTGTCCTTATTCTAACACTTTTATTTTGCATTAATAACTATTTTTAGAGTAGTTTATGTTAACTTCGAAAGCTCCAGTATCACTAACATTTCTAGTTGTAATTTCATTTCCAAATAATATAGGGTAATTCTTAAAAAAATATACTCTAAATAAAAAGTTTTGTCCTAGATTTGTTGGTAGTTCGTCTAATTCTTGTGAATAAAAAGATTGTCTTTGTGTAAAGTCAACAAGCTTTTGTTGTATAGGACTTTGGAAGTTATCGTCACCTTTAGTTGTTATTTGTAATAAAAATTTACCGTTTTTACTTAGATATTGGTCATAACTTTCTGGTACGTACCAGTTAAGTGTTGGTTTTAATGTTCTGAAGAAACCTAAATCTAAATATTCACTAGAAGAGTCCGTTAAATAAAACACTGAAATACTATCACCAACACTAATTATGGTTTTAGGGTCCATTATTAATCTTCTATCGTCACTATTACTTCTATAATAGTCTACGTTTTCTGTCATAGTGACACCATTTATAACAAAAATAACGTAAGAACCACTTTTTATTTGTTGGGTGGTTAGTAGTTCTTGTCTAGATTTAATTGTGTTATAATTAACAGATGGTCTAGAAGCTCCTGAATAAACAACATCATTTGTAATTCCAGAAACAATAAAAGCATCCATTTCTAAATAATCTTCATTTAGATTAAAAATATCTTCAGTACTTTTTTGTAAATCTAAATAAGTAACAGTTAAAATATCGTTTTGTGGGTCTAAATAACCAGAAACAAACTCTATTAAACCAACATTATCTGTAGAACTTACCCAATCAGCTCCTTCAGTTAGTTGTACACCATTAACTGAAACAATCATTTTATTATTTAATGGTATACCATTAATTTTAAATATAGTTGTTTGTCCATCTTTTATGAATACATTTTCTGTTCTTAATATACTATCATTAACTAAATTAGATAAAGAATTTCTATTTAATTGTGGTTTGTCAGGGTTAGTTACAGTAATAAAATACCAACCTTCTGAAAACAAATCTTCTTTTAGGTAAGTACTTAGATTAAATGTATTTATTAATAATTTGGTTGGGCAATTTCTTGTATTAAATTTAGAATAATCTTTTAAGAAATATTGTGCATCTTTTACTGGAAGTTGGCCTTTATTAATAGTGTCTACTATAGTGTTACCTGTTATTGTTGAAAAAGTAAAACAATCTGTTAACACGGAATCATTTTGTGTTACATAGTCTAATTGTTTATTTAGTTGGTCTAAATCAAAAGTATGGTAACAAAAACTACCGGTATAACCAGTGTATTCAGTATTACCTGTTATATTAAAAGTAATATCAAAACTATCTGTTTCCGATAGATTATAAACTGCCGAACACCCTGATATGGAATATGTTGTTGCTGTAGTTACACCACTACAAGCTGTTGTTGTGTACCCAGTGGTAGCTTTAACAGTACCATCCATATAGTAAAGAGGTTGTTTAAACTCTTCGTTACAAAAATTAACCGTATTACTTATATTGTAGATATTGGAAAGTCCTGACCTATCAACATCTGTTTGTATTGATTGGTTAATGTCTACCGTTGGTAAGTTTGTTATTGTTTTTTTACAGAGTATACACATTATTCAAATACTATTTGTGGTTCACCATTTGTTAATATGGTGTTATAAACATTAACTTCATTTTGTAATGTTTGGTTTCTAGTGTTACTAAAAGGTTCTTCACTATCAACTATTGTTTGTGAATTACTATCGTCTGGTGTTGGTATTACTGTAGTACCGTCATCAAATATTGGTCCATCATCTGAATCATTAGGTGTACCACCAGAATCATTATCTATAACTGTATCACTATCATTTTCTTCTGTTAAGTCACCCCCGTTATTAGTAGTCCCTGTTGCGATAGGTGAGAAGTCTGTACCATAGTTAATTACTGTTATTTCAGATTCAACATATTCATAATCATAATCACATTCCTCAAATTCTGTACATATTAACTCATCATTATTACACCATTTTTCACCCGAAACAAATATTGTTGTCGCTGGAACAAACTGTTCAATCATTCTAACCCAAAAACTTTGGAAAGTTTTTTTGTAATCTTCTAATTGTAATAAACTTACTTTTTCTAAACAATAAGAACCTGAATTAGTCGTTTCTAGGGTGTTTATAGTGGTAGCTGTTGTTCCTGTACATATACCTTCTGTTATTGTTAATCCAGTAAATTGGAAACCTGGTGATGTTCCAACATCAGTCCATTCGACTAATGTGGACGTTGGACATTCAGTGGTAGATGCGTATTGGTACGACTTACCACTACCTGGTAAAGAATGGAAAATAAACCAACTATTTTCAACGGTTTGGTATTCTATTGAATGTGTATCACCACTTACATCAAAAATCCAAGCTCTTTTACCATCTATCGTCGCAACAAAATGTGTATTTAAAGTTGCCCCACTAGTACCACCTGAAAGTGACCATTCAATATTTAAACAATCACAAGTCTCACCACTAATACATATACCGTCAGATAATCTAAACCCATCAGGACAACCAATTGTTTCTTTATAACAAGTTTCTGTACCCGCACTTAAAGTGTATCCAGCTGGACATGGACTTGGTTCAATACAACACAGACCACACATATTAAATGTGAGTTCCATTTCTTTACTGTTTACAACAGCTTTACTATGTGGTTCCCTTATATTTGATTGTTCGTAATAATCTGTATACCTCCATGGTAAGTCTGCGTCAGCACTTGGAGCGAAAGTTCTGTTAATAAAACCAAATTTTTCTAATAACCCTTTGTCACCTTGATTTCTATCAATATTATCATCATTAGATTTACCAATATTAACTGTACCTGGATTGTACACCCAAGATTTTTTATTATCAATAACTCTTTTTAGGTTAAAACCAGGACAACTACTGTTTTGATAAAAAATCCTATCTTCTTCGTTAAAACAATCAACCCTTATATTGTCTATCCTTATGTCGTAATCACAACAACCGAGTAAATTTCCTTGTAATGCTAGTTGTAAATCAAAACTACTAAGATTATTAGTTTGACTATCATCGTCATTGGGTATGATAATTCTAGCACCTAAATCTACCCAAGTATTGAAGCCATCTGATTCTGATGTAAAAATACCTAATTGTTCAACAGTAAAAGATGGGTTATCTGGTATTAAAAAAGCTGTAATCTCGGTTTCAGACAAACAATCTTCGGGTGGTTGTGAAAAATATAATTTAACAGAAACTAATAAATCATCACACTCTTTATTTTCTAGTGGGTTTTCGTTTAATGTTATTACCGTTGTTGGGGGTTGTTGTGGTGTTGGTGACGGTTGTAAACATAAACCTAGGTCCTCATTATATATAACATCAAAACCTACGTTATCACTAGTACAACAATCAGGGTGGTTAGTTAATGGTATAGGTTCTCTATTATTTTCACTAACACCTAATACCTGTAAAAAGCCTTGTGGGATATTTGGGTTACTTGATTGTGCTTCGACCACAAACTCGGTAAAAGTACAATCCTCACTTTGATTTATTATTAAACAATCTTTTCCATCCCATGTTGTATTAAAATTTTGGTTTTGTCCTAATTGTGTACAACATTCTTCTGAGTTTATACCTATTATTGTTGTTTGGTCTTCTGCTATGGCTATTGATTCTATAGGTGGACAAGGTGGATTTTGATTTAAAATACAATTAAGTTTACCACCTATTGTAACTAATGTTACTGGTGAACCAACAACGGATTCCGTACAACAATCAATACCTAAACTTTGACCGTCAGGTCCATTAACTATGAAAGTTTCAGTACTTATAGTTAACTCACTTGTTTGTGGACAATTAAATAAGTCAATTATTTCTAGGTTTGGGTCTAAATCTAAATCAGGACCTTCACCACCACCTGTTGATGTAGTTTTATAACATTCACCTGAACAAATGGTTCCAGGTGCTGCACCACCTTGACAAGCCCCAGCGGTATAAGGACCGTTTGGTCCAGTACTTTGAGTTGCGAATGCATTATAATTCGCTGCTGTTGGGTCAGTACACCCAAAAATATCTTTGTCGGGGTCAATACCTATACCTTCATTTTCTTGTGCCATATATCTTTAAATATTTACTCATAAGTTCTTGGCCCTAAAGTGTATGGATAACACTGTTCTGGTTCTGAACCGTAAGGTGATTTTGTTATTGTAAAACAACTCTCGTTTGTTGGTGAGATTGTGTTATCGGCATCATAACCCGGTTCCGCTGGTATAAACCTAGGGTTATTAGGGTCACCAAGTAATGATGAAGATTCTCTAAACCAATTAAATACAAATTGTCCATTTGGTGGTGGTGTTGAGGCTGTATAAAAATCAACATCTATTTCAAATGTATCACCTTTAGGTCCAATTATATAAAAACCATATTCTTTAAAATCGTCAGTTTCTAAACCTACTGTGTTAGTTGGTGTAGCTATATTTGCTGGTGTTCCAGGTAATTGAGCTTTATAATTAGTTAACCCTAAATCGTTAAATACTTTTTGTAAGAATAAAACACTATTCCATTCGTCTGGTGGGTTAACTGTTGGGTCTATAACTGTTCCTGGCGTTTGTACTGTTTGTAAATAGTCGACCCCATTTATAGTTAGTTTAGTTATTTTTAAGAATATTCTTTCTAATAAACTATAAATACCTAAATCAGAACCTGCATGAAAGAAAGATACCTCACCTAAAAAGGACTCTACTAATTGGTATCTAGTCGCAACATAGTTTATTTCTTCAATTTGTCTTACACAACCACCTAAATTAATATCATAATACCAAGACTCACTATCACCAACCAAATCATTATATCTACTACAACATTCTTGGCTAACTACTTGTCCTGTAGAGTCTGAAAGTAGTGAGTAATCACCTGTATCACTACTAATAATAGTTTCAGTTAATGTTAGTAGGTATGTTTCAGGGCAAACCGGTGTTTCATTAGTGTCTCCGATTGGTTCACCCGATTGGTTGGTGTTCTGAATACAAATAACATTACCGTTAAAATCAGTACCTAAATAACCACCTTTTAAACTACAACATTCTTCATTTGTAATATTTTGATTATCATTTGTTAAAATAACACATAAATTTTCGTCTAACAATCTACAACTAAAACCATCCCAAAAAACAGGTTGCCCTACTGTATCTATATTACAACATTGTTCTTCATTTATCCCACCTACAACACCATCAGTACCTAAAGTTATCTGTTCTGGGTTACAGGGTGAGTTTTCAATAGGGGTAGGTATACAAACCCCACCAATAAATGATACAGGTGAACCAATAACTTGTTGTGTACAACATTCTTCTCTAGCAGCACTTCCATCAATAAAGTACTCTTGATTTAAATTTTGTGATATTAACCCTGTACAAGGAATGGGAGCTATTTCTAAATCAGTTTCAGGTCCTTCAGGGTTTGGTATGGTGTTATTTTTAACACAACACCCAGATGTTAGTTGTCCACCTAAATCTAATGTATAAGGTCCTGAAGGTCCACAAGAAATTGTTGCTTGTGGATTATAATTTAAAGCCTGTGGGTCTATACAACCAGTAACGTCTTTGTCACCATCTGATTCATTATCACCTACCTGTCTTTGTGTAAATGTTGGTGATGCGGGTACTATGTTATAATAATCTAAACCACATAGTACTTTGGTTGGGGGCACCACCAACAAACTGTTCTAGGGGTTGGTGGTTGGGGTAGACCTAAAGCATTATTTTGGTCAAACAACTCTGGTATAGTAAAAACATCTTCAGCTAAAGGTATGTCGTTTTGTTGTTGTGGTAAATAATACCCTCCTGCTTGAGAACAACATACTTCTGTTATATTTAAACCTTCAACTAATGGTGTCGTATTTTCCTGAAAGAGTGTTGGGAATTGTTCTAGTGTTATATTTATTGAATTACCAAAATTTTGCCCAATAAAAATAACACCATTACCGTAGTTAATGTATAATTCAGGACATGGTATTATACAGTCGTTTACGTTAAATAAAAGTCTAAAGGATTGTTCACTATCACCATATGATAATGTTGTGTCAGCTCCAGCAGAAATTAAATTAATACCACCACTAACTCTATTTGTACCATTCATTATTTCAGCATAGTCAGGTCCAAAATTATTTAAACCGTTTTCTATAGTGCCGTTTTCATAATCCGTAAATAAATTATCTATTGTATTAAAAGTGGTTGTACCCGTTGTTATACCTTCAAAATCTTCAATAAAACACTCAAGAGCACCTAAATAAGCTTTACCGTAATCATATGGGCCTATGTGTGGGTTATTACCTGTTTCCGATAAATTACCACCATTATACCAAAAACCGTTGTTTTGGTAATAGTAACCAGGTGAATTAGTTGCTAACCTAGGGAAACCGTATATATCCAATGGATAATCACTAATATTGATATCACTAGTGTTTGTAGGGTCAGGAATTACTGGTGATACTGTGTTAGGTAGACCCACATCATTGTCACTATATTTTATGATATCTTCTATGGTTTTTTCTACATCTAATGGTGCGTTTTCTGCTATATAGATATACTCATCTAAAGTTATAACACAATTTTGGATACCGAATAGACTTAAGAAAAATTCTAAAACTTTTCTATGACCTTTAGATTTAAATAACCACCAAGCGTTTATAACTAAACGTCTCCATAGTTCAACATCCATCTCTTTTGGTGATAAGTTTCTTGAGTAACCGGAAAATGGTACATTTTGTAGGTTACCATAGCCTTCTTGTGTTGTATTACCTGGTAGTACGTCTTGGAAAAGATTGTTATCGAAAAAACTTAATAACACATCTAACCCCATTTCACTAGCTAAAATTTTAACTAATTCATCAGGGGTATTATCTTTTTTACTATAAGTTACTATTCTAGCGAAAGATATCCCATCTATGTATTTTTTAATTTCATCAAACTCCCTACCATAAATTCTCAGTAGTTTGTTAACCTTTCTACCGTAAACTTCATTACCACCACCATCAGTATCAAATTCTATGATTGAGCCTGTAACAAATCTTCTAGCAATTAAATCTGTTTTAATTTCATCGAAATTTTTAGCCTCATTTAACCACCCTGTTATATAATTTTGGAATTCCGGTCCACCGTTATCCAAATTATAACCATCAGATGTAGGCCATGTTAATTTTTTTTGAGATAGTATTATATTACCTTTATCTGTTTTTTTAGGTGATTGTATATTAATAGTGTATTGTGGTGTGGTTAATTGATTTAAAACTTGTTTTTCAAACTCATCTAACAGATTAAAAAAGTATTTGTTTAGTATTTCTTCTTTTGGTCTTATATGGTAATTGTAAGAACCAAAACCAATAGATTCTAATGGTGGCCACACATTATCATTAACTTCAAGGTATATGTAAGGGTCTGTTTTTGTACTACCAGTAAAGTTTGTTATATAAAAATCACCAAAAACATTACTTAGTTGGTAATAATTAAAATTTGTGTTAAGGTTATATATGTCCCCATAATTATCTTGGGGGTTAAATAATGGGTTTTGGTTTTCATCACTTTCACCACCAAATTCTGACTGATAAAACAAAGCGAAATTGTTTATTATTGTTGAGGTTGGTATTTTAAAGTATGACTTGTTATTAACACTATCATAACTATAATTTAAAATTGTATTCCTTGGTGTTTGAGTTTCGTCTGTAGGGATAAAAATGTTAACATATAGTGAACCTTTCCATTTTAATAAAATACTTTTTATTGTTGCTGAAATAAACTCATAAAAACTACCAAAATACACAAATCTTTCTAAGTTTGTTGGGTCTAGGTTTAAAACTATTTTTATTGACTCGTTTGAAAGTGTTTGGGAATCTTGTTCTGTTAAATTTAGTGTTTCTAATGAGTAGGACTCAGAAAAAGAACCTGTATTATAAACTTTACTGATTCCAGAACCACTAGTATTAGTCGTTATAGCAAAATTACCTAATGTGAATAGTGTACTACCTTGTGTAAACTGTTGTCCCACTAAATTAGGTGAAAAATCACCTTGTCCTATTTTATATGGTTCTGTTATTGAACCAGGTACTACTTTTCTAGGCATTTATTTATGCGTTTGGTATATTAGTTATTGTGTCAAAGTCCTTAGAACTATCAATTTGTTCGGTTTCTTCTCTAATCTCAAATAATGGTTCACCAGTGAACTGGTCTTGTATTTCATATAAATTGTATTGTTTATATATTTCGTTATTAAAATTATAAATAGTGTATTTACCATCTTGAATTCCTTTACTCTGATTCCCAAATAAACCATAAGCTAGTGTTTCTGTGTCATACTCAACCATCTCTAATTCTATTGTAACAGGGTTAAAAAAAGTATTTGTAATCACAACATTACCACCAGGTGAACCGATAAATGGTATTTTATTTGGTGTGATTGATGATGGTGAACTAGGTGTTACAGTTGTAAAAAGTAAATTAGAACTATCATTAAATCTATATCTAGTTGATTTTTGTGTTGTGTTAGGTATGTTAGCACTAACAGCTTCGGTTAAATTAGCTGAAGTAACTATCCTATATGTATTAGGTATTATGTTACCATTATCGTTTAAATACTCTATTCTATAACCAACCATGCCATCGTTATTACTTAATTGTGTGGGTAATCCATTAACGTTAAAAATTAACCCTTTAATATCTGGGTATGCCGATAAAACACCACAATCAAAAATAGTTGAATAGAATTGCTTTGGTCTTATCATTATAGTGTAATAACCTTTGGCTGAAAATAAATTAGCCGGTAAGTTTAAATTATATAGACCTGGTAATGTCGGTTGTACATTATTATTAACTAAAGGTGTATTAAATTGTGTTAAGAAGTTATTTGCATCTAAAATTCTCACTGGTGTTTGTGGTGGTATATCCCTACTTGGGGTATAAGTATAAAAAATATCTACGTCACTAGGTGATACGTTAGATGGTCTAATTGTTCCGTATGTTGCTGTTGCCATTTTAAGTTAATTTAAATATATTGTAATATCCATTTTTATATTCTTCCAATTGTTCTATTGTTTTTATTTCACCCATTCTTAAATGTCTTTCAAAAACAGAAGTCTCTTGTCTTTCAATAAATATCTCTTCTTCTATTTTGGGTGGTTCAGAAATAGACATTTCTACCTCTTTTTTAATAACGTTTATCGTTTCCTGTGTTAAACCATCAGATTCAAAGTAATATCTTGTTGGTGTGGCAAAGACGTTTGAACCTAAATTTAAGTTACGACCTATTTTAGTTATATATATTATACCATTTATTTCGTAAGTAACTTCATTAATTTCACCATTTACACCATAAGTAATCTGTGTCACCCCTTTATACCCCACTTGGTAAAGTTGGTTTACATCATATGTTTTTACTTGTGCTAATTTAGAATCTGTATATCCACTTAATATCATAATTATTTTTTTAAATTAAACTTAATTGTGTAACACCTACCGCATTGAAAGTAAAATTTTGTTCTAAGGTATATAAATACGTACCTATTGGTAGGTTTATTGATTCTGTATATGTTGATGTTCCATCAGTATAAGGTACAGTATAAGTAATTGTAGTAATAACCGCTGAAGTTACTTGGTTAATAATGGTTAATATAACTTCAGTTTCATCTGAAGGAGAAGACCCAAAAACTGTTCCTGTTAATATTTGAAAATTATCACTGTTATTAGGGTTGTTAACCGCTATTTCTATATAACCATTAAAATTACCTGCCGTTGGGGCATTTACATTATTACCTGTGTTAAATGATACGGGCCCTGAAACACCATCTATTAAATTAACTGAAGGTATTTCTACTACACCACCCCCATTATTACCTCCAGTACTATTATCACCCGTAAAGACACCTGGACCTATAGGTTCATCACTACAACTAAAACAATAAATACACTTCATACAATTACCACTTGGACATCTAGAATCGTTAGTACTTACTTTTTCACATTTTAAAGGTAATTTTTTACTATTAGAACCAAAACCAGGATTACAGTCTACTTCATTCCATTGGAAATTTTGGGTATTATTGTTGGTATAAACTTGACCGATTGAGTCTTCTTTGGCTCCACCATGAATAATACCACCTATAGATAAATCAAAACCATCATTACCAGGATTAGTTGTTATTACTCTAACACCATTTTTAGATTTTTCATTTCTACAAAAATTAGTTGCTTTTGAAAAGGCTAAACCATACCCATTATAACTTGGGTTTTGTGGGTCATAAAATGGTCCATAATAGGTATCACTACCTGTTGTTTGCATTTTTATTTTTGTGTCATTATCAAATACTGGTTGTGCTGACCTTGTTGTTAACTCTCCATGACATCTTGAACACCTACTTTTTAAGTATGGCCCACTAGAGTCAAATTCTAAAGATGGGTCATAAACTTTAGCACAACACCCACCTCTTGAATCATAATCACCAAAATTCCAAAAATGAGGAACTAATGCTCCGTTACCAAAATTAGCCGCTGAGGTTGGTATTGGGTTTGTTAGGTAATCAGGTTGTGGTAAAAATATATTTACGTTTGATGTTTCTGTTAATTCTGTCACAGAGTTATAATCGTTGTCAACACCACTTAATTGACATGTTGGGGAGACTATTTGAATTGAATTGGTTGAATTGAACCTATAACCTCTCCATCCAGCTGATGTTGGGTTAGTTATTAAATCGCCACCTGAAGGTGGTGTTACTGATATTAATAGATTAGATGTTAATGGGTCATTACCGCCTGATGTTCCAGGTTTAATGTATATATAAGGTGAGTCATACCTAGTCCTACTAAATAATCCGGTATCAACCGAACCACCATTTGTCGGGTCTACGATTGGGTAATTTTGGTCCGACTCTATAAATCCATCACCATTTTTATCAAAATAACTCACTGGGTTTGGGTCAGATATACACTCAAATGGTTGACTGTATATCTCTTCTGATGGATTAGAAAAAAAGTTAGTATCCGATACAATGGGTGAAATGTTACCAGCCGAAGCGATAGTCGCCCCAAATATTTCAATATTTTGTAATTCTAGTACATTATAAAAATTACCAACGTCAGATGAAATATCATCACCAAACCATGGAACTGTCTCTGTTGGGAATAACACACCTTTTAAATATTTTGACCAATCATTGACTGAATTATTACCAGCTATAAGATAAGAATTATATTCACCAATAAACACAAATTTATTACCTGCACTATCATAACTTGTAGGGTTTGTATAACCAATACTAGATAAAACAAATGGGGTAGACCAACTCCATGAACTACCAACTGTATAAGTTTGAAGAGCGTAGGGTTCTATTGGTTTAGGTTCTGAAATTTTTCCTTTAAATAACTGTAGTTTTAATTTACTTGCGTTCGGTTGGTAATTACCACTTATCCCATTACGATAAGTTATTCTTACTGTAGAACCTGGTGATGGTGTTATTGTAAAATCTCTAAATGGTATGGTTGAATACCATTCAGTTGCCCCAAGTATAGATTTTTTAGCTAACCATATTTTTACATCATCACCTAACGTAAACTTACCCCCACTATATTCTATACTTGGGTCAATACTTTCTATTAATGGGCTAGTTGGTGATAGTGTTTGAAATCCTGAACCATCATTTATCTCTACTTCAATTGTTGCTCCATACCAACCACCATTAAAACTACTTGGGTTGTTTATATCGGGTTGAGTGTTGTTTATATTCCATAACCTAAAAGTTAGTGAACATTGTTCTGAATTAACATATATTTGTTCGGTATCGTTTAATACTAAATCAGGGTTCCATGGGCCCCAATCAGTATATAGGGCTAAACAATCATATTCAATACCTCCAGTACCACCACCCGAACCCGCATTAAAACTATAATTACCCAAATCAAGGTACTCACAACACTGGTTATTAGCACATGGTGAGAATCCAGCTACACCAACAAGGTCAGGTTCATAGTTAGTCGCCGTTTCATCATTACAAAACTCATTTGTAGGTAAAGCAGCTGAAGAATCGTCACCTCCTTGTGGGTCACTCAGGGGTGGTGGTGTGTAAGTACCATCATTTATAATACCACTACCATTTTCACCCCAAATACTACTAAAGTCAACAATTTCAAAATCATCATTAACACCTAGATTATAGTGTCCAATATTTTTAAGTTCTTGTTCTAACCCTACTTGTAAGAAATAGTTTTCACTATAAGGTTTATATGTAATAGTATCTTTAACATTATTACCTGTAGTATCTATTAATCTAAAAGATTTGTAATATTTTATTTTTCTTTCGTAAAAAGACATTAGGTTTCTAATATATATTCTGTCATTGTTATTGTGTTTTGTGTGTTAGCTCCAACACCGTTTACTGTTTTAAATTTATAAACTCCATTTGTGTTTTTTGGGTTAAATATTAATATTTGACTTGTTTTCCATTCTTGGTTATTTTTTAAATTAGATATGGGGATTGGGTTCACTATTGAACTTGGTGGGTTCATAAATCTATGTACCCTACCAGTTTTAGCATTAAAAAATCTAGCTTCCATATAAACAATTCTATTATTATTACCATTTAAAAATAACTCATCTTTTTTTAACCAAAATATCCTACTAAAGTTAAACTCAGGTTTTTTACTTTGGAACACGTCAATTTCTTCTGTTAATAGTAAGTTTTGTGACATGGTATCGTTACTATCAAAAAAATATAACCTAAAATAACTTTTTTTAAAGTTATTTTTTTTATTAATTTCATCTTCATTAAATCCAGCTAGGGTATAACCACCTGTTAGGTTGTTATCGTCATATTGGGTATTGTCCTTATCAAAAAACCTAAACTTTAACCCTATACTAGGGTAAGGTTCACTTGTATACCTAACTCTCTCATAATCAACAATTTTATTAATAGCTTTTTTTTGCTCTGATTTTACAAAATTATTTATTTCATCACCATAATCCGTAACATCAAAATTTACTTCTATGGGGAATGTGATATTTTTATAGTTAAGTGATGGAATGATAGTGGTTCCTGAAGAAATTACGTCAAATGGTGGGTTGTTTATTGTAAAATCTGGTGCTGGGGTTAATCCTAATCTTCTCCTAAAAATTTTTTCACTTTTACCATCAATATTATCACTATTTAATGATGAAAATGGTGGTTCAAAATCTTTTTTAAATATTGTTAAGTATTTGGTGAATTCTTGGGTTCCTGTGTAAGCACTATATATCATAGGGTTTATTGTACCCCCTGTTGTGAAATTATAATTATTCCTTATTTTAAATTTATAGGTACTCATTAACAAACAATTATTGGTTCTACCGTTTTCTCATTAAAGATAGTTATGATTTCATCTGGGTCTTGTCTTCTAACAAAAAGATGTTTGTTGGTGTACACATAATTAGAACCATTTAAAAAAGGGTAATCAACACCATTATTACCCTCTTCTATAAAACCAGGTGTTAAAATATCTCTCCATATAATATCCCCGTTTGGTCTTTTTTCGGCGTCACCGGGTATACCAACAACTTTTCTACCCGATAAAGCTGTTTCTATTTGATTGGAGTATTTTCTAATATTTATTTGTTGAAATGGTTCTAAGTAGTAACCGTTTTCTATTGTGGGTGTGTTATTTAAAGAAAATCTATGGGTAACCTTTGATATTGTTTTTTCTATTAAACTAAATCTATTATATTCAACAAAATCACCAAAATACTCGTCTATATTAACTAGTTTTTTTTCTATTGAACCTACTCCACTACTATTATTTATAGAAACATCTTCTAATTTATTACTATTTTCACTATACCTTCTTTGAAAATCCCAATGAGATGTGACATTAGACCAATTAAATGGGTTTTTACCGGCTCTCTTTATTGTTGCGATATGTATTTGTGTTAAATCACCACCTCTATGGTTATATAACTTTTTGGTGTCTATACTATTTGTAAAATTAAATAACCATGTTGTATTAGCTACACCAAAATTATTATTCAAACTTTTTGGGTATATGCTATTACCGAAACTAGAGGCTTTTGTTATATCGTATCTTGTATCTGATAATAATTTAAATTTACGTATATAATAATCCGATGGTACTCCATCCATTTTCCTAAGAGAAATGTCTATATTATTAATAATAGTGTTAGGTGTGTTACTTATTTTTAAATCTAAAACAAATTCATATCGGTTAACTATATTTTCTACTCTATGTAGACCATTTAATGTAAAATTATTATCATTAACTCTAACTTCAACATAATCACCTTCTCTTAGGTTGTGTGTTCTACCTGAAAAAACAGATAAATTACCTGTAGTAACTTTAATATAGTTTGAGTTAGTTGTTGAACCGGTTGAGTCGCATGTAGTTATTTTTAATGCTCCGATAGTATTTAAAAAGTTTAAATCACTATCAGAAGGGCCCAATACTTTTTTTAAAATTAAACTATTTTCAGGTACTTTATATTTTCTTTTTAACCTTATTATATAATCTTCCCCTTCACCTTCATCACCCAAAAATTCAACTTTTTGTATACCCGTATAAATACTATTATTGGTTATACTATATAAGTAAAAAAAATCACCCTCAACTAAACCGTGTTTTTGTAGGGTTTCTAAGTATACTTGTGATTTAGTTCCAGAAATATTCTTATTATATAGATTCTTTATTGTTATGCCTCTATAAGCTTGATTTGTTTGTACTTTAGTATATTTGTCTATTCTATATGGGTACAATAACTGTAATACCCAATTATATGGGTCGTTTGGTGGGGTATTTTGGCTTCCTCCGTAAAACATTGGTGACCAATCTTTTGATTTAGGTGTTACATCACCATTGTTATCGGTTATTGTGACGGTATTATCAGTTACTATGTTTAACCTACCTAAAAATCTATATTTTGTTGATAAAAATCTTTCTTCTATTGCGACATCCTCTTGACTTAAAACAGATATTATTTTATTTAAGTTATCTTTTAATGGTTTAAGTTTAGACTCAAAATTTAATTTATAATTAAAATCAGTGTCTATAGCTAGTTTATACTTAGCTCTACCTAATAACTGTTTAATTCTTTCCATTTTAAGATTCTGTTACTGTCGAAGCTCTTTTTACTCTAACTTTTATATCACTTGCTGGGTTTTTAATTTCAAACATAGAGTCTTGGTCTCCGAATAAAGCGTAATCTTCACCCAAATCAATTCTTTTAGCGTTATTGAAGGTTGATGTGGCTAAATCTAGTGAAGCGGGTATAAATGGTTGGTTTGTTTGATTTAAGGAGTAATTACCACCTATTAAATTATATACACGAATATCTATAACATTTAACACACCACCAACATTATTAATATTTTCTACTAATTGTGCCATATAAACATTATCACCCATTTCCCATTTTTTAATGTCAAAATATTCTTTAATACTATTTATAACATTATTTATTACTTCTGATTGATTTACTAGTTTGTCTATAAATAAATCTAAATCAAAACCTAAATTTATTATTTTACCATCCCTAATTAAAACATAATCATTTATCATCCTATAATCAGATAACCATGTGGCTATATTTTCTTTTAGTGTGTTAGATGATTGGTTACTTAATTTACCACTTGAGTCTAACCCTAATATGTAGGCTTGTATTTTATTTTGTTCTTCTGTTACTAAGTACCTATATGGTGAACCAAATTTACCAGGTATTTTACCAATTAAAGCGTTATAATCTTTTATTGTTACCGCTCTATTTTGTGAAGCAAAATTATATTTAGTTAGTTGTCTTATTTGTTCTACTGAAGGTATTCCTGCCCCACCAATTGCTGGTATTGGGTTATTAACTCTTAATGAATTTTTAACCGTTTGATTTATTGCTGGTGATGGTCCGTTTATATTTACGATAGTAGAACCAATACTGTTTATAATGTTTGGCCCCACATTTGAAGATGGTCCACCACCAACCCTATATCTAACAAAAATTGTTGTTTCAGGTTTAATAATCTCACCTAAAGCTGTTGTGTTA